GCAGGCATTACAAATAATGAGCTGGCAGTTCCAGGAGTATCTGCAAAGTCTACAGATGCACCAGCATTAAAGTTAGCTAGTACTTGTGCTGCAGTTAATTCTGTATTATAAATTGCAAATTCATCTAGCCAGCCAAGATATTTATTTGTAGCAAGATTGCCTGTTGTTAATGAAATACCAGAACCAATAACTCTCCAATTATTTGGAGAAGTTGAAAGACTATCAATATTTAATGTGCCAGTTGCTAAAGTTTTTGTTGCAAATAGCTGGCCATCAATATAAAATTTAACTGAAGTAGTATTTACAGCAATTACTACATGGTGCCACGCACTATCAAAATAATTAGATGTTGAATATGTGGATCTATCAGCAACTTGTTCACCAATTCCAACAATATTAAAATGTAGTTTTCCAGAATTTGCATTTCCAGTACCTAAAGATTGAATTCTAATATAGTTATTTAGACCGCCGAAATGGAATAAAGTTCTGTCATTTGCGTCTTGTGTCTGTAATTTGAACCATGTTTCAATTGTAAAAGATTTATCATCAAATAATGAAAATGCTGGCCATGTATTTATTTTAATGTATGAATTTGTACCATCATAATAAGTAGCACGACCATCTACATCTGTCTGTTCATTTAAAAGAAGGCTATTAAAGGTTGCTGTTGTTGTTAATCCGCCTGAATTGACAGGAGTACCTGCTGTTTCGTTAAAACGATACCAGACTCTTGGTGCTAATCCATTTACTTGATCATAATATGAGGCCATAAAAATAGGCGCAGCCTGGGCTACGCCTTAACTCCTATCAAAAGCTTAGTTGGTGTTATTGAAGAAATACTTGTTCCGCCTACTGAAATTACAGGAGCAAGAGAGAAGCGAGATATAACTGGAGCTACGACGACGACACCAGAAAGGGCTACGACAGTTATATTTGACTCCACGGCTACAGCGGCTGCTGTTAGTGGTCCCGCTTCTACTCTTACATCCATTTGCGTTTTACCTTACGCTACTGTGATACGCACGATTCCAGTGCTATCCCATGTGATTGTAAAGTTACCATTGGTTGAAGACTGGTCTGAACCGAAGTCAACATATCCAATGAGAGCCTTTGATGCTGCGTTTGCACCTGAATCATCATAAACTACTGCATAACGAGCAGTAATTGTTGAAGATGACCATGTTACGTCAGCTGCATCAAGTACGATTACGTTGTTTGTACCATCATATGTGGAGGTCTTTGAAGACAAAGTAATTCCACCAGTGGTGTAACCTGTACCAGTTACTTCATTAGCTGATACATCATCGAAATAATCGTGAGTATCCTGGTTAGGTGTGTAGGAAGATGAAAGAAGAGCTACCTTGATGGTATCTGAATCCCAGTCAATTTCCTTGTTAAGAGCTTGCTTTAGGAAGTTACCGTATAGTTTGCTTGGCATTATTCAGTTCCTCCTTATGATGCTGTCTTCTCAACGATTGCGAATGCGCTAGCATCAGCAACCTTGAAACCACGGCGAATGCGGGTCTTGAGAAGGACGCCATCCTTAGCAAATTCTGCGTCACGAGAGACAACAGACTCGACTCCACCACGAACACCATTGATCAACATATTGCGGTTACCGCAGATGAGCAATGCATTTCCTGTAGGTGTGTCTGTAGCTGCAGCTGAACGTGCAGCTCCATATGAAACTACCAATGGATATCCGAATAGAGATCCTGGTGTTCCTGCTAGTGGATCTGGTAGAACTAGGTCATTGTTGCCTTTAACCATTCCACGAATTTCCTTAAGCATCTTTGGATGCGCCATCCATACTGTATTAGCTGCATCGAACTTTGCTGATTCCTCAACTAAGCCAAGTGCTGTATTTAGATCATCGTATGATAGAGCTCCAGCTGTTGGGATTAGGTTTGCTGCTGCTTCATTTGCAACCGCTGTCAAAAGCGATGTATATGGAGCGTCATCGTTACCTGTCTCAACTGCATAAACGCCAAGAGTTGCGTTATCGAATTTACGAGCGAAGCGTGATGCCCACTCTCTCTTGTAGCTTGTTAAAACGTCTACGAGGTTATCGTTTAGATCTTCCTCTGAAACGTGCATGATCTGTGCATACTTACGTGCTGTAAGTACTACTTCGTCAAGAGTTGCTACTGCCTCTGGAATTGTTGCGCCTTCGGCGACAATATCAGGTGCATCTGTCTTGAAACGAGGCACAGACTTTGTGCGGGAAGCCATTACTTCACGACGAGCAAAACGCTCAACTGCTGAATTAGCAATTAAGTCTTGGATTACGTTAGAACCCTGCTCTTCGAGAATGTAACCATTGGCTTCTGTAAAATCTGTTCTTGCCATGTTATTTTCTCCTTATTTAGGTTAATTTGAACTTGAAAATAGATTATCGTCCAATATATCTATGGTCGCAAGTCCAAACGTCCATTTGGTGCCTTGCATCCAACAATTATACAATAAAATCAGTCTATTTTCTACCCAAAACAGCCATTGCTTGGCGTTCTGAGGCTGATAATTTCTTATCAATTGGCGCAGACTCTGCTGAATCTGCTTTTCCTGCGACTAGCAGCTTTGGATCAAATAATTCTGGGAAATCTGCTTTCAATTCTTTCATTTGTTCATCAAAACCTACTACATTTAATTCATCATCAAATGATAGACTTTCAAATTTAACAAATTTAAGAATTCTTTCAGTATTAGTAATATTTAACTTAGCTAACTCCTGAATTACTTTTTCTCTTAGCAATTTCCCGCTAACTTTAGCGTTATCTTGCTCATATTGTGCCAATCTAGCTTCTAGGGCTTCCTTTTCTTCTCTGGCTGCCTTCGCATCCTTCTTAGCACGGTCCAAAGCTGCTAGTACGGCAGCTGGATCTTTAATCTCTTCGGACGTACCATCCATCTGAGTATTTTCTTCCATTATTATACCTGTTCATTTCTTTCTGCTGCAGCTTGTTCTACAGCAAGATTATTTGCGTTTACGCCTGTGGCCTGAAGCGATATATTTTCTGTTTCGTTTGTAGCAATTATAGATGCTTCAGCAACTTGTGCTGCAATTTCTGTGTCATATCCCAGTTCGAGAAGAATTTGTTCTAAAGGCATTCCAACACTCTTTTTACGAACAGCAATATCCCAAAGATCAACACTATCTAATGTTTCTGGATTCTTCCAAAATATTTCAATATCTGCGGAAATTCCTTCAACTCTTAAAATAAATTTAAATAAATCTCTCCATGTTGAACCAAAAGCAAGTTGACGATTTACAACTTTCTTTGTTAAAGGTGCTTCAGCAACACGAAGTGCTTCACCAGATGGAATGTAACTGCCCTTCATGAAAAAATGAAGAGGTGTACTTGTTATTGCTGCCATTGCATTAACAAATTCTAAAACTGGCTTAGTAAATGTTTCTGGATCAGCCGCTGGGAATTGTCCAACAGCTTGAACTCCTTGAAGATACCAAAGCTGTCCTGGGCCATTTTGTAATGAGCCTAAGTTTTCTCTAGATGTATCATCATCAGAAAAATCTTCTAGTTCAGCAGTCTGTCCTCCAGTAGTCAAGGCATAACGTTGAGGAGCACCTTGATAATCAACTGTGTACATATGAGTATTAATTAATTTATTTATAGCATCTTGTGGTCCATATGCATCATAATGTTCTGGCTTTCCATAAGGTCTATGAGTTCTAAAATGGAATACAGGAATTTCATTCCATGGGTTTGGAACAGTTTCTATTAAAAACATATTTGGAGCATGTGTTAAATACTCTAAATCTCCCATTCCTTCATATTTCTCAATACGATCTGGATAATATAGATTTAATTTAATAATTTTTTCAGTTTCAGTCTCTATCTGCCACATTTTTACAGCAAAAGATTTAATTCTTGGGTTTTCTACATCATAAACTATGCTAGTTGTTAGTGGTGAATTATAATCAATGGCCACTTCGCCATTCATATCTGGCCACACAATTGCATAACAATCTCCGTAAATTAAAGAATTACGATGAATTTCATTTATATCTATTTTTAAATCTGTCTGATTCCATATTCTATCTATATAAGAATTTGCTGCATCAGTTGTTCCTCTAATTTGATCAATGCTTAATCTATTTAAAACGGAGTCAACAACTGTCTTTGTAAAATTAAATCGAAAATCTGAATTTTCAAATCTAAAAATACGCATCCATCGTTGAGATTGAAAAATCTCTGGCTGATCTCCATTATAATAAGCTGAAGCTCTCTTATAGTTGTCAATTTGAGAAATAACATGATCAAATCCTTTTGTTAAGTCTGACATTTTATCTCCTTAAGTAATTTAATTGTCTGGCTAATACTTTTGGAGTTTTATTATCCAAGAAATATAGGATTCCAGACGTTACCGCATCTAGAATGTCATCATGTGAGATTTTTGGGAATGCCCACATTTGTTCTTCTAGCGCAGGGAAATGTGCGGTATGTCTAATTTTTCCCTGTTGATAAAAGTTCAAAGCTTTACCTGCACGGATCTGCTTTGATACTGATTGCCTTACAGATCTATATTTTACTGGAATATCTTTAAATACGTCTTGCCAAAGATCTCCACCCTGGTTAGTTTCTACATAGATTATTCCAGGCTGATATATATCTACAAGGCTGGCGATTCTGTCAGATAATTCAGATGGAGAAACCTTCAGCTGAATGGCTTCTCTAACGTAAATATTGTCATCATCACCTCTGGACAATACGGCTATGCCCGTATAGTCAGAAATCTTATTTTTTGTTACTGCTGGGTCAATAGAAATAATTGTATTTCCATATTCTTCTAATTGGGCAATAATAATATCTTGTTCTGTCCAGAAATTACCATCAGCATTTACAGGACGATTCATGTAATTCTTTGCAAAATCTCTTAAGTGACGCTGGCTTTGAAGCCACTCTAGAGGCCACTTCTCAGGCCATACAGAGCGTTCTGAGCCATCTTCAGCAGTCATGATAGCTGGATAGTAGTGAACACGTACATTCTGGTCTGTAATCCATTCTAGCTCTTTTCCAGTATGCCCTTCAGCATGTTTTCTAAATTCATCCATCATAGAATTAGGCATAGTAGTAGTTCCTACAATAATCATACGAGCATATATATTCATAGGTGCAATATCATCAAATACAGTTCTACGCTGTTGGCCTGCCTGATATTCAGAATAGTTCTTCTCACCCTTTTCAATATCATCTAGGATGATTAGGTCTGGTCTTTGACCAAATACTTTCTTACCCAAAGAGTTGGTATCAATGCCATTAGCATCAAAGATAAAATCATTTGCCTGAACAATTCTCCAGCTATTATTCGCAAGGGAACGCCCAGTGCCACCGACAATTTTAGGTGTACATAATGAGGGATAATCTGCTTTGAGATATTCATTTGTGTCCAATTCATTTTTAAATGTCATCAAGTGAGTCTCAGCTTGAGACGCAGCATCTGAGAATGCTGCTACGAATTTAATATGCCCATGGGCGGCGGCCCACAAAGGCAGTATCAAGAAGATCCATGTAGACTTACCACATTCTCTAGGTGCTATGAAAGCATCTCTATGTTGTTTAGGTCTAGTTGGCTTATTAATCCAAGATTTTCCATATTCAGCCAAAGCCCAATGGAATTCAGATAAAGTGAGATCGTCGTTTGCATTCTTTAAGTGATGTGGTAAATATATCAGAGCAAATAACATTGGATCATATTTAGTAAGTTCTCTACGTCCCTCAGATATTGTTAATAATTCTGGGTTTATATCTGCTAAATATTCTTCTAAGTTCAATTTACTCCTAATTGGCATATATATACTTTTTACTATAGAAATTTATCTAGAGTAACAAAAAAAATATTTTTTTATTTTTTTTCTTATCGGGTAGTATCTCCCTCAAGCATCTTATCTTTAATTAAATTGTTTCTTGCTTTAGCTTCATTTAAAATGTCGACAATTGCTAGATCTGTTCCATCTTTAGATCTATTCTCATTTATATTTGTAGACTTACCTTCAATTAGATTAATTGTTTGTATAGCTTTATGTATAGCATTAGATAGCTTATTGATATCTTCTGCAAGGAGATCTTCTTCATATAGTTTCTCCACCGCCCTATCTATAATTGCCTGGGCGGCAATAACCTTATCCTTATCCTTATAAAATATATCTAATTGTTTAGACATAACAGCTAATGTATTAGCACTTGGCATATCTAAATTTCTTTGGACATAGAACTTCTTTGCGGTGTGATAGGATTTAGGAAATCCTAAATACCGCATTGCTGGTCCAATTCCCATTTCATTTGCACATTCAATAAATTCTGATATTTGTTCTTCAGTAAATGTTGGATAACCCATCATATCTCCCTTGACATATATTCATATATATGCATAATTGGTATACATATTGACATTACGCATACGTTTCTGATATTTTTTATAGATATATTAATTAATATACCCATATCTATTTCTTCTTCTTATTTCTTTTATTCAAAGCTTTTACTGCTTTATATCCTGCTGCTGGATATTCTCTTCGTATTCCATGTTTATTCTTATCTATAATGATCTTTATCCCTTGAGTCTCTCCGCCCTTATTCTGCATGTATTAACTCCAAGAAGTCTTTTAGATTGCCTTGTGGTGTAAATCCAAAGGTAAATTGTTTAGTGTCTATATCGTTATATATCTCTAATGTCATAGATAATGTACCATCTGGGTGATAATGTACATCCTTAGCATAGGGATATAACCTGTTGGTTCCGCCCTGTGGGCTAAACATGTCCCTCATATCCATTAAATACTGCATCCTATCACTATATGCTAATTATACTCTATAAAAACAAAAGATGCCCTGGCGAAGTGGGGACTTCATATGGCATCCAGGGCATCCTTATATAAGGTTGGTAAAACAACTAAGGGTAATGAAGAACCTTAGTCTGTATATTCTATCATCTTTTCCAGTTAGGGTCAAGAGCTAGATATTCATCTTTTAATGGAAAATCCCATTGCTTATTTATCTTTAGTTGTCTTTTGGCAAATTCGTCTATGTATTTATCTATAGCTTGGATTATCTCATCATCTGACATGGCTATTACTTGATCCATTGTATATTCTTTCCAAAAGGATTTAATGAGTATTGGTTCTTTATAGGTTACGCCTCTTTGTTCCACCGCCCTCATATTATATTCCTTCCTCTTTCTTACCCTAGTGCCTTTGCGAGGATATTTAAGAAGATGATCTGGAAGCTTTTTTCTACCTGCCATGTTGCCTCTTAATTGCGGCATATGTACGAACTCTCCAGCATGGCTTACAATAAATATTGTATTTATCTAAACTAGTAGATTTCTTACCAAATTGGCTTATAGGCTTTTCTAGACCACATGTTCTACAGACCTTAGACTTTACCTCAACTCGTGGCTCTGCGGTCTTCCTAGAGGCATTGTAGCCCTTGTAATAGGCACTCTGGCAGGCGATGCACTTGTAAGTTAATCCATCTGCTGCTTTTCTGTTTTTATAAAAAAGATCTGCTGACTTTTCTATTTTACATTGTGTGCAAATTTTCATTTCCATGTCTCCATTCGTTATTTTCCGTTGTCTTATTAATATGACAAGGATGGCACAGTGTCTTTAAATTGCTTGGGTCATTATTGGATCTATCTCCATCTATGTGGTCTATTTGTAGTTTCTTTGTAGCGCCACATGATTCACAGAATTTCTTTCTGTGTCTTAATGCCCTCTTCTCGCAGGCCGCACATCCTGTTTTCCAGATTTTGAAGCCCTTCTTTGTATATCCCTGATAGGTTACTGGCTTTCCACAGCCGCATAGCCCTCTTTTTATTTCTTTAGTTCTCGTCTTGAACGCCATCTACCCAACCTATTTCTTTTCCTGGTTCAAGCCAGCTTCTTAATGTGGCTTGGCTGTCTTGCATTGATTTAATCATATCGTCTAATGTGTCTACGGCATCCTGTAATGTTTCTATTGCTTGTTCCAACGGAGCCTTAGCTTTAATCGGTTTTACCATTCCCAGGCCGCCATTTCTCTAAACTTAACCAAAGAAGCAGTGTCATCTTCCTTTGTAATATTTATATTAGAATCATCATATGAATTTTCGTTAGAAAATTCATTAGTTTGTATTTCTTTTGTATTTATATTTGTATTTAGGTGGTAATATCCTGCCTCCCCTGCGGCAACTGGTGCCTGGGTTGTGTAATGATTTGCCGCATTCCATTGTGGTGTCTGTTTTAGATATCCAGCAGCAACTAGTTCCACCTTGGCACTTCTTACACTTCTTTCAGATAAGCCAGTGCCTTGTGCGATAAGCTTATTTGTAGGAAATGAAGGATTGTAGGAAGCAATAATCAATGCTACAATTCTAGCCTTGGTAGATAAGTTTGAAGAGCGAATTGCTCTTAAGTATTCAAAGTAATCCATATACATCCTTTCTGGTGATGTATACCAATAATACTACATGTTGTTTCCTATGTCAATTCTTATTTATCAAATGTGAATATAGTTCATTAACTCTGTCTTCTAGTCTGTTTAATTGATCCTTCAAAGAAGAGCCGCCATTTGGCTTTAATTCTTTTTTAACTCTTGCTTCAATGTATCCAATAACGGACAAAACGGACAATATAACTGCTATAACTTCCATTATGGGTTCCACCTATATCCGAAATAAGTAACATTATTTCTCGTATCTTGAATTTGTTTTTTAGCTGAAGTTGTTAAGCCACTGGCATATCCCATTTTAGCAAGATGTTTTGTAGCTGTTTCTCTACTTCTTGCTTTTGCTGAAGCATAAGTATTCCAGTTAGCTCCATAATTTCTTGCTGCAGCGGCGCCATAGGAAGCTAAAGCTTCGGCATCAGAGCGAAATGCTCTACCTGGAGTATAAGTACTAGAAAAAGCATTTCGTGAATATGATGTTACATTAGAATAATAGCTTTTTACCATAGAGGTTCTGCTATACGCTGATAAAGATGAAAACCCATCAGACCTTCTTCTTGTACCAAACGCTCCTCCAAGAGCAAAGTTCACGCCATAATTGCCATAAATTTGTCCATGTAATGAAAATAATTCTTCTGCTACAGCTTCAATTATTAAATCTACTGCATCAAATTTATCATCTTCCATGTTAGTATTAAATTGTTGAACAAATTTTTCTGGATCCCACCCTCTTCCATATTTTTGACAATTAGCATTAGCTTGTTCTATAAAATCAGTTTTTAAAATAGTAGCTTGACCTTCATTTCCTACAGCATCTAAGGAACTCTTTATAACCTGTTCAGCTATTTCCTGCCATTTTTGGTCATCAAAATTAAACGCTCTGATAAATAGTGCATCTTCAGCTAATTCTTCTAAACCAGCTTTTAAAAAAGATTCTCCCACACCTTCTTTTCTAAAATTTAAAGATTGTGCGCCGCCCGCTCCTCTTGATCTTAAACTAGTTACATTGCTTTTGCGACCAAGTTTAAATGCAAACCTAGCCATTCTGAACCTTGACACTTTATACTTCTCCTGAAATTATTACAGCTCTATATTTATATCCTTCTACAAGACCTACTGGACTTGTAATAGGCATAGTTTGATCAATTTCCCAAACACCGTTTTCATATATTTCATTGCCATTCTTATCTCTTACATTAGCAATTTTTCCTGCAATCTGTAATTTTTGTTTAGTCATTAATATTAGATCGCCTATAAAATTAGTACTAACTGATGTTTTAATTTCAACAGGAATAGTTGAATATCTTTTCTCTATCACTGTTCCATCTGCAGATATTAATTCTACATAACTATAATAATCTGCTGTATATTTATAACTTTTATAAGCACTAAATAACATTACACATTTCTCCATTTAGTAATTTTTTGAAATTGAAATATTTTGCCAGTTTTATAACTTCTTGATCTATTAAATGATAATCCACTTGATGCCATAACTGCAAGCGGTGCAATAAATGGCGATAACATTCTCGTATCAAAATTTACCAAAGCATCTGTCTGCCCTTGGCTTGTTAAAGCAGCCTGTTTGAAAACAATATCTTCATTTTCAATCATGTAGGCTGTTTGATATGCAACCATTTTATCTAGTAGCAATAAATCAGCAGGATTTTCTATTTCTATTTCATCCTTGCCAATAAATATCTCAATAATCGCTTGAGCTCTTTTTATTAATTCAAGAGTTGACTCGTAGCCAGTATATTCTCTTACGCTGTTTACAGTTGATAACATTATCTAACCCTTCCTAATTCACGAACACGCAATGTGTGTGTTGTTGTATAATCTTTTTTGCCAGTTCCAGTTAATTCTAGCTGAAGCACATAATCTCCAGGATAATCAAATAGGCTACGAGTTGTAGGCCATTTGAATGTGAATTTACCTATATCGGCGTTTAATGTATTAAGTTCAGATCCTGTTAGATCTAATTCCTCATTATATGAGCCAAGCATCTTTACTGCATACGAAGTATAGCCAGAGAGGTCCATATCATTGCCGTCCTGGTCTTTTACCTGTATTGAAAGAGGTCTGGCTGGTATTTGATTTCTCCAGTATTGACTAATCATTTTATTATATCCTCTCTTAAGTATAGTATTGGATCGACATGATGAATGTAGACCACAACCTCATCTTCTTCTATTGCTGATGTTCTTGGCTGGACAATTAAAGAGTTTCCAACAAATACATCTGCATTTATATTCTTTACAAAATCTCCAAATTTAGCAGTTGCTGCCAAAGGCAATGTAGTATTGGAAACATCTGTTAAGGCATATCCTGGCGCATGTATTATTGTAGCATTGGCCAACATAGCTGAAGCGGATACAGATCTATCCTTATCTGCAACTACTATAGGCATTATCATTTCTGATTTAGCTATAGTCATAGCCTGCACACGATTTACTAAGCCATCATCCAATATTTTTTCAGATAACCATCTAAATCCACGAGTAAGCATTGACCAAACATCAACAATTACTCTTGGATGTTGATAAGCATATGTAAATGTAAACCAAGGTAATTCGGTTCTTACTGTTGCAGCACCAACTTGTCCTGAAGATTTAACTCTATTAACTCTTGCAGTTCTAATTGTACGTATTTTGGCGGCATATTTAACTTCATTAGTAGATTGTAGATCTCTTGACCCACCACCACTAGGAGTAGGAGTTCTACCACCAGTTAAATCACCTATAAAATCTTTTTGAACTAATATATTAATGCCATTTGAATCCCAATATTTTAACTTATTAATTTCAGCTATTTCGTTTTGAGATGCACCAGCTGCAATAGCTGCTTCAAGTCTACGATCTAAATTATCATCAGAAGCTAAAAGTTCATTTTTCTTTTGTTCTGTTATCTGTTGTTCTTCAAATGCTAAATTAATCCATTTATCTTGTATTAACTCTACGGCTAATTCTTCTCTAGCTGAAAATATAGGACGGCGACCTACAGAAACGCTTCCTGATATTTCAGAAACGCTTCCTTGTAATCTTTCTGTGAAGTTTACAAATATTTTTCCGCCAGTTGCCTTGCCATTTAATATTGTACCTGGCTCAACAGCTATACAAGTTGCATAATTCTTATATGGATTATTTGTTTCAGTATTTCCAGTTTTGATGGTATTTGCAAAAGCAGTAATAATTTTACCAGCTTTAACATTTTCAAATGGAGCTGCTTCATAAACAGTTCTTTGTAATGTTGCACTAGCATTTACAAAAGTATCTCCGACCTCTAATCCATTAGGCTTATGCAAAATAGATAAATAAGGTCTATTTGTGCCTCCAAAATCTAAGGCATCATCATTTTCAAAGTACATCCAGTCTCTCCAGATATATGTATTATCATCTGTTAATCCTGGTAAAGTATTAACTACTCTAAATCTATTATTTCTATGTGTATCAATATATTTTCCAGTTGATGCTACAGAACCAGTTGGAAGTAAAGAAGTTACATATGAGCTAGTAGGCGAAAATTGTCCTTCAGCTAGATCTGAAACTAATTCTACACGGTCTACAATGCCCAAATCCAGGGCTAACTTAGAGTTAGTGATATAAAGTGATAGGCCCTGATCTACAGCGGCTCTAAGAGACGTTAGGAAATTCTGATATAGGTCTGCTTCTTTGACACCAAAATATGTATCTGAGAATTCCTGACGGACATATTCATCTAATTCCTCAGTCTGTTCTGGGAAATTACGGAAGAATATAGCATCAAATTGAGATAGATCTATGTCATTTACAAGATCTAAATATCTAGGAGCGCCTGTAATTTGGTCTCTATATCCATAGCCTCCCCAAACTTCAGGCTTAATCATTGGACTTATTCTAGTTCCAATTACATCAACTGGGAATAAATCCCATCCAAAATATTGACTAACTGGCTCATTTGTCATGATGGTATCAAATGTAGGTTCATCTAAAATACCAAATTTTCCATTATCAGTAGCAGTTTGTCCAGTTGGTCCAAATGTTGATTCTACTGGCCAGAAGTA